GCGTTGGGTGTGATGTGGATAAGTTTGACTTGGTGGGTAGTCATTGGGACTTGTGATCGTTTTGATAGATGGAGGTAGCAGTGATATCATCCCATGCTGATGGGATATAACGATTCCTAGTACTTACTGTATATTCAGAATCCAAGTAATCATCACTATTACTACGTATCTCATTAAAGGTACGGGGGTGACGGAATTGATTACGTAATGGTTGCTTACGATATGTTCTACTCATAACGTATACAGTAGAATAAGTAGTGACAGGATTCAGAGGGATTGGGAGAATCAGTACTCCAGGATTCAGTATTAGTTAGTGGAAGTTTGTGTCTTTGGAGGTAGTACTTACAGAATGTCCTTTCCCAGGGACATTAATAAAGAGGAAGATGTGTCTTGTTAAAGACATGTCTTCCTCCATTCACGGGGTCTGATCCACCCTTCAGCTCCCGCTTAACGGGTGGGATCTGGTCTAAACCCAGGTGGGGACTGAACTTTTTGTCTTACCTCTAGCCTTGCGTCTTTGGTCTAAATTCATACCCATCACGAGGTGATTTGTAGCAGCTTGAGGGTCATCAATGAATGTCTCAAGGATGTCATTCCACTCCTCTTGCTTACGCATCTTAACAGCTTCATAGGCACTAATAGACATAGCATCAATGAAGTATTTAACACCTTGTGCTAATGAGTCTAATCTGTCGTCATGTTTAACTGCTCCCTTCTCCCGACACATCCTACTCATTTGGTAGAAGAGCATATAGAGTAAACGTTCCTCAGGTGCTGCGTCCTTATTGGAAGAGTAGTCCCACTCTACCACACCTCTATCAACAATGAGTCGGTGTTGGTTAAGGATGGGTTCTAGGGTATCAATGATACGATCTTCTTTACGGACATTAGCACGCACTTCCTCTACGTCTATTGCTTGTTTAGTTTGTTGCAGGTGCTTCTTAAAGAGTTCTGCGACGATACCGTCTCCGAAGTTTGTTTCGACAACAAGTTTGGTAACGTTATAACGCTTACACCCACGAAGGATGTCAAGAAGTGTGTTATCGCTATAACCGTCGCGATACGCTCGTACTTCGTGAACGTAGAGAAAGCCATTCTTTTGTGAGATGTATGTTGCTGCTGTTTCATCCGTACCTCGTCCACTAGGGTCAACCGAGCATATGGTTTCAGTGTAGGCACTCCACTCACCTTGTAACTGCATCGGTGAGTAGAAGTAATCGCCTGGCAATCCAACGGTAGGGAGGTCTTTGAGGCAGTTACGTGGGTCACTACACCACACCACAGCATCAGGTGCCTGTGTTGGGTTAACTGATGTTACTACTAGGTCACTAAACTTAAGTGGGAACTTCTCAGCGTCACTTAAGGTTGTGTCTAGTTGGAACTGTAGCATGAAGTTACTACGACCCATAGCAGCTTCACGTTCTACCAAGTCTTCACTGGTGAAGCGGTCAGGATCTGTAGGTGTCCACTCCTCTACACCCATCTCGATGTCTTCCACAATTTGTGGTGACAAGAGACCTTCATACTGTGATAACTTATCTTTACGTGGATAGCGTGATGGCCACACAAAAGGACGATAGTTACGCTCAGCTAGTTTACGGTAGATGGTAAAGGTAGTCTGTGGGGTACCAAGATACATAATACGACTGTCCTTCTTAGGTGTTAAGATGGACTCAGCCTCAGTACAAAGCTGTAGGAGTTTCTCTCGCATCATCTCAGTCATACTGTTACCAGGCACTTCAATGTCATCAAGAATCATCAAGTCTGCACGAGAACCAGTTAGCTGACCCGTGATACCCACTGACTTAACGGATGGTGCTTGGTGAGGTGAGCAGTTAACATCAAAGCTAATACGACTCCATCGACTATCGTCACTCTTAGGTCTAAGGTGCACTAACCACGGTGTCTCAATAATTAGCTTTTGTAGGAAGATAGACATGTTATCAGCCCGCTCCTTAGAAGCTGAGATAATCATGATCTTCTTCTCAGGGTCATTAAAGAGTGTCCACAACACAAACGCTCCAGTAATCCAGCTCTTACCGACTCCTCGGAAGGCTTGGATCTGTAGTCGTTTAGGACCGTGTTGTAGATAATCAGCAATGGCGTATTGAGCACGTGTAGGGGAGGGTAGGTCTAGTTGACCCCACAGTGCTTGAAGAAATAGCTTAAAATCACCTTTAAGGGCGGTTAAAGTGTCCATGTGATAGGATGTATAGGAAAGCACCTAGAGGCCCCTTGTAGAGGCTCCTAGGTACCAATGGTGAGGGTTTACTAAATACCTTGAATCAAGGATGCGCTAGGTAGACTCATACCAGGTTGAATTCTTAGTGCATCTGGTACAGTGTTTTGCATTGCCCTAATCTGCATACTAGCACTGGTGGGCTTGACCTTAGTTGTTTTTGCAGCGACAACTGGTGTTGGCTTAGTTACGACTTTTGGCTTAGGTTTAGTAACTACTGGTCTAGGTTTAACCGCAACTGGTTTAGGTACAACCACTGTTGGTTTAGGTGGCTTAACTGGTTCGCGGTTAGCAATAGCTGCAGCCTTTTGACCAAGTGATTGACTAGGTGTAAGTACGATTTGAGGATTACGTACAGTAGCAGTAGCTTGCCTACGTACCTCTTCAGTTGGTTTCATACCAAGAGGAACTCTAGTACCCACACCAGTCATAATATTAACTCCAGGCACTTGCTCTGTGCCCATTAATGATGGGTACTTACTAAATCCCTTAGAAATAGTAGTTGCATTGATGCCCATAGCTTTTGCTGCTTTATTCTGGGCCTGTACATCAGTAGCTTCGCCGCCCATCCATGTTATTGGCTTGCCTACTAACCTTTCAGCAACAGCTCGCATTTGCTGTTCCACCGGGTGACTATACGCAGCGGTATTAAGGGCAATTTGCTCATCTAACATAGGCTTCATTGCAGCTACAGCTTGCTCTGCTGTAGTGGCTTTAGGAAGAGCCATTCCCTTGAATCTACCAGGATCAGATTCAACACCCTCTTTACCAACGTGAGCGAATGCTCTACCCCAACGCTCACCACCACCTAGGTGAGCAGGACCAGATAACGGAATAAATCCCTTAGCTTGCGAGCCTACTGTGTACCCTTGCTCCACTAAAAGATCCAAAGTCCTACGCTGCTCAGACATAGGCATATTGCGCAAATAGCTTTCAACTGAAGATACAGAAGCTGGGTGATGTGCTTGAGTGCCAGGGATTGGCTGAGATATTTGACGTTGCTTAGCTTCGGTTTTAGTGACGTCTAAAAGGCCGCCTGCGCCGATAGCATAGTTCCTAAGATCATTTTCAAACAAATAGGATTGCTCACTAACGACGTCTCTATAGGCACGTTTGATCTCAGCGTGTTTGTTTGCAAGAAACTCATCAAACCCCTCTACATTCATTCCACTATTTGCGTAGGCTTTCTGTATTTCAAGTAGCTCCGCTTCTTTGGTGCGCAAATCGTTGTTGACAATGCCCATAGCTCCTTGGTATTCCAACTCCCGTTCTTGCAATAAACGTTCTACTGGATCTACTTTTGGTTCACTTTTGGGCATTGGCTTATTCCTTGGAGCCATTACTTAGCTCCCAACAACAGCCGACTCACCACGCATACGACGCTTACGTTCCTCTTCTGCCTTATTCATCATCCGTTCCTTACCAGAACCAGGACGTTGACGAGGCTTTTCATCACGTTTAGCTTTAGGAGGGTTAGGCTTATTGTTAGAGTCCATATAAGTACCAGAGGTTTTTGCTTTGCTATAGTCCTTAGACTTCTGTGCTTTCATACCCATATCTACATCAGTACGGAAGTTCTCAGCCTTAACCGACTTAGCCCGTGTACCAATAGGGTTACTCTTAATATCTTGTGAGGTTACCTTCTCACCTTTTTGACGACGTTGAGATGCTTCGATCATTTGCTTGATCTCTTCACGCATCTCTTTAAGTGTTTTCTTTTTGTCCATGATTAACGAATGTGTGATAGAATTAATGTTTCCCTATTAGTAGGACCAAATGTGTCCCTCATCCATTGTAGCCAATTACTACTTCCTTTAGCCTGATTGCATTTCCTACAGCTGGGTACCAAATTTGAAGTAAGGTCTTCGCCACCAAAACACTTAGGGCGAACGTGGTCAAGTGTAAGTTCATGTAGTTCATAAGTTTCTCCGCAGTATACGCATTGACAATTAAAGTATTCCTTAATTGCACGACGGTGTAGCCTTTTTGCTTCAGAGCTTGTCATCGTTATTAGGTTGTGGAGGTAGTGATCAGGACTAGGAAATAGCGGTGTCACATTATTAGATTGGGAATGGATTAGCCATACTTCTTACCCTTACGTGGGCGTGTACGGTTTGCTTTAGGGGACTCTAGTTTGCCTTTATTGGGACCTGTATGGGAAGCATCCATACCATCACCATTACCATAAGTGCCAAGTTTACGGTTCAGTTTATTAGCATTAGTACGGATCTTAAGACCCTCTTTGGTTCTGTTGTATTCGGCTTGTTGCTTGAGGCGCTTAGCCTTTGCCTTAGGGTTATTCTTGTAGTAACTAGACGTGCGACCTGCCATACAACCTCTTTTGGATAAGTTCAGGGTCTACCTTGGGCATGATGGTGGCTAGTTTATCAAGTGGGTTACCGTCATAGGCGACACCACTAATGTCGTTTTTAGTCAACCAATCACAAGCTGCTTTAAGGTCAGCAGTAGAGGCTTCACCACTCTTAATTCG